GTCACGGACATTACTGTCCAAGGGATTTTAAGTCCCTCGTGTCTACCAATTCCACCACTTCGGCATTATGTCAATGTTCCATAGTCTGGGCTTCTTTAAGCCTCGGAACCAGATGGGGATTGTTTTACCAATGAACCACCATTTAATTATAGTACTAATATACGAAATTAATTTGATATAAAAAAATTTTGGGGCAACTAATTTGTTAAATTATTTAATAAGGTGTGGTTTTCCTTCTGCTAGACCTGCATTTGTGACTATATTATATTCTGCATTTACAAAATAGTCAGTAAGATTATCGGCGCCGGCGTATGAGAATGCTGAGCGTATTCCGTCTGTTAGACCATTAATAATAAAGCGAACTCCACCTTTAAATGGAATAGTAGTAGACTCACCTTCTACATTTCTCTCTTTTTGCCCATGTGTAACTTTAGTCTCTAGTGAAGCAGAACCACGATAGCGTTTGTAAAGACCTGCTGGAGTTTCTAGGATAGCACCTGGCGACTCCTTTGTACCTGCTAATAGTGAACCAATCATTACACAGTCGGCTCCCACTGCCAATGCCTTAGCAATATCACCTGAGGATTTAATACCACCATCTGCCATAATAGGAATTCCAGCACTATCGGCCACCTCAAATACATCTTCGATCGAAGTAACATTTGGCACGCCAAAACCTGTTTTAACTCTTGTAGTACAGAGGGAGCCTCCGCCAATACCAACTCTAAGCCCGTCTGCGCCCCAAGAAATTAGGTCTTCAGCTGCATGTGCTGTTGCAATATTACCTGCAATCACATCAGTAATATTATCCTCTAAATTTGCCTTGAGTTCTTCTAATGCTATTTGCATATTTTCGTGATGCCCGTGGGCTACATCTATAACCAGAATATTAGCGCCGGCTTCTTCTAGGGCTACTGCTCGATCTAAATAATCTCCTACTACACCAATTGCTGCCATAATAGGCAAATGTGCCATTGCTGCATCTGAGCTTCTAAATGCTTCTAGTTTTTTTACTTGTTTTACTTGTTCATCAATAGACATGAATCTATGAATACATCCCACACCTCCCATTTCCATTAGAGTTGATGCCATTTCAAATTCAGTTACAGTATCCATGCAGCTTCCAACAATTGGAATATCAATGGACCAGTTCTTAGAAACCGGGACTGCTAGTTTAATATCTTGTCTAGATTGTACTGTTGAATGGTTGGGGATGAGTTGAATATCATCGTAAGTAAGTGCTTGCTTTCGCATTTTAATTTTATTTAAAGGATGTTACAGTACTTATACTATATTGATAATGTAGTGTTTCTTTTTTTAAGAAAAATAGTAGCCCCTAGGAGAATCGAACTCCTCTTTCCAGGATGAAAACCTGGCGTCCTAACCGATAGACGAAGGGGCCATTAGATTACCTAGTAACCTTAGAAGCTATAATTGCTTTACCTCTACGAATTCTATTTTTAATAGTTTGTAATGGAAGATTGTATTTTTCTGAAATATCTTCATATTTCATATTATTTAGTAATCTATCTTCTAGAATACCTTTATACATTGGTTTTAATGAGTCGATATTTTTTAATACAGTCTCATATTGATTCATAATATAATTATCTTCATCAATCCAATCTTGTTCTGATTTATATTCCATTTCAACTAGTAAATCTCTAGCAGAAGTTTTAGAAAGGTATCTTTCTGTATTAATACCATAATCTTTCATAGCATCAATAGATCTTTTCTTATTTCTCTGGCGGATCCAACCTAAGCACTCATTAAATGCAATTCTATAAAGCCAAGTTGTAATTTGATATTGAGGATCAAACTGATCAATCTTAGTCCACATTTTAGTAAGTGTATTTGTAAGAATATCATCAGTCGCTTCATTGTCTTTAACCACATTAAAAATATAAGTTCTTAGTCCTGGTTTTACCCTATTGTAAAGAGCTTCATAATCTTTTTCTGATTTAGATGCAATAAAGTTTTCTGTTAATTCTCTGTAAGTTACTTTGTTTTTTGATTTTGGCATATATGTTTTTTAAAGGTTATTATTTTAATTACTGTACTAATATACGAAAAATATCTGACATAAAAAAATGTTTCGGCAATTATTTTGCAATTAGTTTGTCTGTTAGTAGTATTATTACATGCTTTTTCACAGACTTACATAATTACAGTACAAATATACGAAAAAAAACTGACATAAAAAAATTCTATGGCAGTTTTCTTGTAAAAGTTATTAACAATTTAAAAATCGTTAAAAATACCCATAAGTTTTTCGAGTTCTTGTGGTTTATGGGACCAAAAGTCAGTAGAAGCATTTATTACTTTCTTATTAGGATCTGATTTAAAAGACTTTTGTGGAAATCCGATAATAGAGTACCACTTTTTTGGTTTATTAGGCCAGTAACTAAGAGGCCAATAAGAAAGCACTGCTTCATTATCTTTATCTTCTTCAATGCATTTTACAATTTCACATCCAGGTCTAAGCATTCCTTTAGAATCAAGAACTTGAATCGCTTCATCATGCTCTCCTAATACAAACTTAATAGTACCGTTTAATGCTAACATTGCAGATTGTGCAGTTCTAGGATCCCATGCAAAATTACCTAAATGATATACTGTATCATCTACTGTAACTATTTCATTCCATTTCCTGATTAATGACTCTGTCATTTCATCAACGTTAGTATAATCCCTTTTATACTTCTTAATTGCCCCCGGCCTTCCTAGCTGGAGATTTGATGTTACAAATGTTTTACTCATTCTAGGCTACTATAAATTTTATATTGTAATTATCCCAAAGCTCTCCTGTTAACGATAACTCGTTAACTCCTCCCTGGGCGTTTTGAATTCTTTTGTCTTCTGATATATCTATAAAAAGATAGAGTACAAAGTCATAATGTGTAGCATAAATCAATGATTGACCAATACCAGCTCTAAGATCTGAGCCTCTTTTACCTTTTTTAAATTCAATAGCAATTTTAATACCATTCATATCAACAGTCATATCAGGTCTATTTCTAGTACCCATAAAAAGAATATGTGATACTGTGGTATTTACATCACCTTCCCAATTAATAGAAGATTTTACAATCTCCTTAGCTTTTTCTTTATCATCCTCACCTTCAGAGACTACATAGTTAGTTAAGTCTCTTACTAGGTGTGGATAAATAAATTGCTTAATCTGATCTTCTGACTTTTTCTTGTAATTCAATGTTCCAAAAATATCCTCATGTGTGATAGCTTCAGAAATAAGATCTAAAAATTCTACTCTCTTTTGAGATTTACTTGCTTGTTTCATTATCTGCTGTTTCTAACTCAGGTTCAACAGTTTCTGCTGAGTTTAATTTTTCATCTATTTCTGCAAGCTCTGTATGAGTTTTAGAAATTTCTGAATTAAGTTCAGCTAAAAGCGCCATTGCGTTTGATACTGTTTCTCCAACATGAGTCAACATGGTAATAAATTTTCTTGCATTTTCAATACCAGTTCCTTCTACATTTAAAAGTGCTTGATATAATGCATTTAATTCATGTCCTCTTAAGTTAATAACAGTTTCTTCTGCTTCTGAGTTTAATAATTCTTTATTTTGCTTCTTAAGCTGGTCATAAAGTGAAACTAATACTGCTGCGTTTGCAGTCTTCCAAGTATAGCCTTTATTAAGGTGGTCCATTACAACCTTTACCTGCTTCCTATCATCCAAAGTAATTGCAAAAGTTTCTTCTGCAGCTTTGATTTGTAATTCATCAACTTTTTGAGTTAATGCTTTTCTTTGTGTTTCTAATGATTTGCTCATTTTTTGTTATTTTAGTTTAATTATTTATCTTAATTTTAAAAGTCCTCATTTCTAACCCTTAAATCGTAATCCCGAAAGTTTTTAAACTGTTCATCATCAGTATCCATTCTTCTAATAATTGAATCATTAGGGTCATTTCTATATGTAAGTCTTTCAACTCTGGTTATTCTAGGTGGATCTAAATATATTACTATGCACTGGTCTCTATATTCTTTTGGTAAAACATCTAAGCCGTCTTTTGACATTATCATTACATCGGCAAGATCGAAATCTTTCTTTGTTTGACCATAATACCAACCATTGAATTCCATATACTCTACAAAATCTCCACAAGAAATCATATCTTCAAATTCTTGTTTATCAACAAAGTGATAATCTTTATGATTAATTTCGTTTTCTCTAGGAGGTCTGGTAGTATGGCTAACACCGTTTACAAACCCTTTTTTTGATAATCTTGTCTTTAAAAAGTCTTTACCTGCTGCTGCTTTACCTACTAGGATTAATTTCATAGTTATTATACTCTCTCTTTGGTTTTTGTTTTGTTTATTTTTGATCTTTTTCTTTTAGGTATTGGCATTTCCGAATTTGGAAATCTTCCATAATTACCCATACCATCATAATCTACTATGTCATCTTCTATTCCAGTCAAACCTGGATAATTTTCTTCTCTTTGCTTTTTAGCACTATAAAAAATGTTCCAAATTAGAAAGTACATATAAGCACCAAAAATAACAGTGCCCACAATAAACATCGTTGGGCTCATGACTTTAATTTTTGATTTTGAATTTGATTTACAGCAATTGCGAATAATAGAATAGTTCCAGGCCAATGTGCCGAGTATTGTGCTTCTGCAGTTTGACCAGAAATGCCTAGTCCAACTGAGTAAAGTAAACAGATAAATGCAAAAATAACTGCATACCAATCTCTAATAATGTTTATTAATTTTTTCATTTTATTTTTATTTGATGTTTCTTCAAGTCTTTTACAATATCTTTTCGAACTGTTTCTAAATATTTCTTTCTCTTTTTAGTAGAAACAAAAGGCACAGACCAAAATTGTTTAGTCTTAGTCCATAAGTTTAATCTCCAGCCAAAGACAAATGTAAATACTCCCATTACTAATCTTAGTTTTGGTGAGTTTAAATAAAGCGTTTTAACTGGCAATGCTGGCGCGCCATGTGTTATATAAGTTCTTACCTTTTTATCGCTTAGAAATGGCCTTGGATATGCATACGGACCTACCACTGGTACAAATTGATATGCATAACCTGGAGTGAGTACTTCATCAAAGAATATCTCCATCCTTGGTGTTAATCTAAACCACCATACCGGTGAGACGAAGTAGATTCTATCTGCCCATTTTACTAACTCTTTATACTTTTCAATAAGATCAGTTCTAGGTCTTGCAAAACTATCTCTATATAAATCAATTACTTCAACTTCATTTAAGTAACCTTCTGATAATAAAGTTTTCTTAATAGTTTTAAATATACCATTATAGCAAAAAGATCCCTCATCTGGATGTCCAATAACTATTATGTTTCGCATTCTTTCTTTTTTCATCTATATAAATATTCTTTTAATTCATCTCTACTTGTTGGTACATTATCCCACTTTGGATCGTACCAAAATGTTCTACCATTTCTATCCTTTCTCTTTGACATAGTCTTATTACCATAGCAAAGCATAAACTTCTCAGTAATTGCATTATCACCAAATGGGTTATCCCAATCTTTGATTGCACCGCCACCCTTTGCATAGGCTAGAAGTGGAATATCTCTACATAGGTCTAATAGTTTTGGGTATCTTGCAAATTGCATACCTGCTGGTAAGAATGGATCTACATCACCTGCTCTATAAATTATCTCTGCTCTTAGATAATTACCAATACCATTAAAGTATTTTTGGTCCATCAGCATTTCAAAGAGTGGTTTCTTCAGTTTAGTCAGATTAGTCATCACATTATCCCAGAATGCTTTGTACTCTATCGTTGGATCTGGTCCTCTCTTAGCATTCCAGTCTTGAGCTACTTTCCACTTACCGAAACGTCTAACATCTACAAAACAAAGTGTAGTACCATCTGATCTATAAAAAAATAGGTGAGTATGTTTTGGCTCTTGGCCAGTATTTGTAACTTTAAAATGACCTGTCATACCCATCGTAAATTGAATAGGCATTTGTACCTGGTCTCTTTCCATAGTAAGAATCATCTCTTTACCTCTAGATTCTGAAGTAATAGTAAATTCTTGGCCGTTAAAATACTCTTGGTCAATGTCTTCACACTTATGAATTGGATTTTTTTTGACTCCAACATAAGTCATACCTTCCGATACTTGATTGACGTAGTCTGATGTAAATTTGAGTTCTGCTAACTCTGGCATAACAACTGATTTAATTATTATATAGAGTCTTTATCTGGTGTTTCAACCTTTTCTGTATTCCAACCATCTTCCCAAAAAATGAATACTGGACATTCTTTACTCGAGCTCATAGGTCAATTCTGCTTCCGGATCGTTAATGACATTGACAATTGTAGGTTCGGGGGCTCCAGCTCTTGTTAAGATGTGTACCAGGCGGCCAAACGCGCCTGCCCTGCATAATCCGTAAACTCCTTTAGAGGCATCATCAGAGTCCCTTAGAATGTCTGTAACATGGAAGTGCATAAATGACTTATCATCCATATCGGAATAATCTACTATTAATGGTTTCTCAGAAATTATATTCATCTTCATAATCATCTAGATCTGTTAGTGACCTAATATTTTTATAGTTAATACCTTGTTCTCTTTGACGTTGCTTTTTCTTTTTAAACTGCAACTTCTTTCGACGGTCGACATCGTCATCACCGTTGGGCTTCGCGGGCTTGTTCGACTTCTTCATTAGAAAATTGATTTGAAATTATTTTTCTGTAGGAGGGGTAAATTTAGTATCGGGATATTCCCAACTACTACTTGAACACCAAACTGGAGGCGGTGTTGTATTTGGAGTATCATAATATGGGTTAGGAGTATACATAGGATAAGACGGTGGGTTATATGTCTCATCTTTAAGTAAAACTACAGCTTCTTCTGCTGTAATTTGTTTTTTATCTAATAGTCTCTGTACAATGCTCGCCTTCGTCATTTTAAATATATTTATAGTTTATATTTCCTATTTCTTTAAAGTTTCTTTTTATAGTCTAAAAGCCATGCACATTTTTCATATTCTTCATAAAATTCAAAATGATCAATCATGTCATCAATTTGACTTGGCTCTGGAATTGAGTCTGGCTCTAAAAAAAATATAGGCATTACGATTTCATCTTTATCTTCTAGCTGAAATGTCAATGCCATACAAATAGCCTCAATAGTTGCCTGCCCTGTTAGCATCTGAAATGAATTTTCTATTGATTGTTGATAGTCTGTCATAGTTTTAATTTTTGCGGAGAGGGAGGGATTCGAACCCCCGGTACCTTGCAGTACGCTGGTTTTCAAGACCAGTGCATTCGACCACTCTGCCACCTCTCCTGTGTTCTCTAGTCTAGTCCATTATTAGACTGTTCTTTCCTTAAGTTTTTTCTTTACTTTGTCGACAGAATTAAGGATTCCATCTACAAAGGATGCATGGTCTGTAAACCTGCTATCAAATCTAGCTTCTAGTTTATCTAATCTAGAATCTAATTGTCTATCTAATTCATCCAATTCTTTTTGAACTGAATCGTTTGTGTCTTCAAGCCATTCTTCTAAATCATCGACTTGTTGTTGCATATCTGCGATTTTCTGTTGTGACCTAAACATCGCAACGACACCTGCTACTGCAAATACCGTTGTAACACCTAAACCAAAAAATAATAATTCTTGCATAATTTTAGTTTTTATTTATTTTAGCAACTAGAGAACATTTTTTAATTATCTAATTGGTAATCCGCTGGTGGTAATTCATCCAATAGACTTCCAACTTTTTTATCTTCTTCATACTTAGCATATTCAAATTCACCCTTAATATATTCATTAAGTGCTTTACCTTGAGAATCTGCTGTATTAAATTTATCCCATGTATTTTGATCTACTGCTTCATAGACGTATGTTGCCCATTTAAAAACAATTGTTAATGTTTTATCTGTAACGTTATATGTTGCTGAATTAATAGTAGAACTATTGTAATGAGATGTAGTACTTGTTATCATATTAACTTATTTTAAAGTTATATGAATTACTTTAAAAAAGTTTAATCAAAAAAGCTACTACCACCCTTTTTGATTTTAATACCCTGTGAAACAAGGGCTCTTTGTAGATTCTCTACCGCACTAACGACATCATCGTTTCCTCCAGAGCTAGACGGTGCTGCGCTGGCTCCTTGTGCCTTAGGCAAGAATGATTTAATTGCTCCGGTTAATCCGCCAGTTGCTTCACCTTGAGCTGCAACACCCTCTTCTACGCTACCTTTAAATTCAGTTAACATATCCGCTAAGTTTTGTAAAGCTGCTTCAAGGGATTCTCCCATGGATGCAAGTATATCTCCTGGATCTCCACCTTTTGCAAGAACACCAAGTGCTTCGAACATTTTTCTAGATTCAACTAGTTTTTCCATGTCCATTTCATTAACAGCAGCTGTAATACCTGGCATTGAATCTTTAGTTTGAACCATTGAATGTCCTATTGCATTCCATAATAGCTTTTGATTATTGTAAGATCCAGAAATATCTTTTGGATCTACAGGTCCTATAAATGCACCGAAGAATGCTTTGCCCTGTTCTGGTTTATATTTAGCTAATCCATCTGCAATAGCAGGCACAGAATCACCTAACTTTTCAAAAGTATCTCCAATTGCTAATGTTAAAAGTTTTTTAGAGTTCATTAGAGCAGAATCTACACCGATAATTTCATCAGATGTAAATACACTAATAATATCTGCCATTTTACCTTTAAATAATGAAGAGTCCATTTTACCTACTACTTCAATAATGGTTTTTACAGATTCACCAAGTACTTTATATGGCTCACCAATCATACTAACAATTTCAATACCCTTTTCAAAGTTATTAGTACCTTGCCACCAAGATGAAGCACCTTCACCGTCTTTACCGATTGTTGTAAGAGTATCTGTTAGAGCTTCGATTAACTTTCGAGTATTTTCACCAACTGTACTTTTTAATCCATCTACACTTTTAATTGTATCATAACCTGTAATATTACCCTCTTTATCATAAATAGGAAATTTAAGATTAGCCATTGCTTGTACACCTTTCGCTAGGTTAAGCAGTGGCTTACCAACACCTGTAACAATTTCAATACCTTTTTCAATATTAGATTTTCCAAACCAACCCGGGGATTGCGCATCCGGATCTTTTCCAATATTAGCAAATACTACCCCTAAAGAAGATACTAGCATTTCAGTATTTTTTTGGACGTTTTCAAAATCCGTTTCCGTCATTGCCCTGTGGCCCTTTTCTTCACCTGTTTCTGGGTCAAATTGTGGAAATCTAAGATTAGCCATTGATTGAACACCGCCTGCGATATTGGTTAGCGCTGTTCCCATATTCATTACAGACTTAATACCTTTTTGTATAGCACCTCCACCCTTTAAGAAGCCGAGTACGCCTCCAGGAGAAGCGTTACCAAAATCCATGTCTACCTCTTTTCCATCAGGTCCCATCATTTTCTGCACGCCACCTGTACCAATCCTAGCAAAAGGAAGTGCAAGTGAACCAACCATCATCATTGTGTTAGTGATAACTTTTTTAAATGCATCTCCACCAATAGTCTCATATGCAGAAGCCTTACCATCTTTATCAAATGCAGTTGGGAACTTTAAGTTCGCCATACTTTGTACACCACCAGCAATACCTGATAATGCCTTACCCATATTCATCGTGGCTTTAATACCATCTGAAACTGGATTACTTCCTCCTAAGCCCATGAATCCGCCCGTAGATCCACCAAATTTAACGGTCGTCGGCTTAAGAGTTTTAGGGTCTATAACATCTACGTCTTCGCCTGCTCCAATTTTTTGGAATGGCAATGCTAGCGTACCAATCATTAGAGAAATATCGCTTGCCAACTTCGGTAAGTCAATACCTGAATCCACCAATTTAGCAAATCCACGAAGACCTGCGCCAACTGTAATAAGTGCTATTCCTGCCATAATCATAGAACCTGCACCTAGCGCAATTCCAGCAGCAGTCCATGGCCACATAACAAATGCATCTGCAATCCCTTTAAATAGAGTAACTATTCCTAATTCACCATCAGTATTTTCTTGCATCATGGCTTTAACGCCTGATGATTCATATGCCTTACCCATTACTAATAAGCCCGCACCAATTGTAACCATTGCGATACCTGCTACTAATAAAGCAGCTGCACCTGGAAGTATAAACATTGCACCAACTCCCGCAAGTGCCATTACAACACCAATTCCAGTAAGTAGTGCTAAAGTTTGTCCTATTAATTCCCATCCATTATCTCCAAGAGCCTTTTTCATCATTAAAATACCGACTCCTGTTAATATTATAGCAACAGCTCCTATAATCATAGCGCCGGCTCCTTTTGCGATTTCAGTAGCACCTTTACCTGCTAAATAGAAGGCAGCACCAATTGCACCTATTAATAATAGTGGCAAGAATGAATTAACAATATCTTCGCCTCCCATATTAGCGCCTATTACTTTACTAAAGAATAAGATTGAAAGTCCTAATACAACTATTGAAAGACCTGCCCACAGAAGTGCCTTAGCTCCCTTTTCAATATGTTTGGCAAATAATAGACCTATTATTCCAAAGGTAAGTCCTACTACACCTACTACTAAAGCAATATCAAGCAGAGTTGCGAGTGGTGGTGCAATTATATTAAATAGGGCTAATGCAATAGCAAGGCCTAGAATAGCTCCAGCTGCAAATAATAGACCTTTACCAGCATCTTCCATTTTATCTATAGCCTTTCTTGGTATTAATAAGAATGCAATACCAAGTATAACCATGATTGCAGCCGCAGCCAAAGCACCTTTAATAGCAGGTGCTATAATTAAACTTGTTAAAGCTAATACTAATACCATAGCACCTAGACCTAGGGCTACTTGTAGCATACCTTCTCCAACCGCTTTTATATTTTCTATTCTTTTAGGTGGTAATATAACCGATAATAATGCAAATAATCCAACTATCATTAATGTTGGTAAAAGAGCACTTAACGCCAGCGGCATAATAAGACTAGCTAATGCTAATGAACCTACAAGTATAAGAATAGACTTGCCGACATCTCCTAGCATTTTAACTTTTTCTAGTGATTCTTCATCTAGTTTTTTAGTAGATAACTGTATTGCTTTAGTCAATAACAACAAAGTAACGGCAATAAACGGAGCGCCCATTGCTGCAACTATTAAAAGTGGTGTTGCTAAAAATAAATAACCTGCAAATTTAAGAATAGATTTACCGACATCTCCTAACAGAACTAAACCTGCAGCAAGGCCTTCCATTTTAGCCTTAACTTCATCGCCAGTATCTTGTAGATTATTTACTGCATCTACTACAAACTGTAGACCTTTACCAAGAGGCTCCATAGCAGGTGCTACCAATGCAATTGCCATTGCATTTTTAAGACCACCACCGCCACCTTCACCTTCTTGAATGGCAGTAACAGCTTCTGTTAACTCATTAACCTTTTCATATAAGTCGCCACCAACTGCTACGGCTTGAGCACTTTCTCTAGTGTTTTCTGCTACTTGCCCTAAAACTTCTCCATCATTGCCTAGTTTACTAAAGCCACTTTCAAGAAATTTTGCGATATTATTCATCATAGGTCTATGTGTCTAGTAGATTTTTTTAAGTATATAGGAACACCACTGTAAAAGTGGTGTTCCTTATTACTATATTATATATCTCTTACATCTTCGGCATTCTTAGCGATGGCGTAGAGATTTTTGGGGTTTTTGGCATCTTAGGTGCGTACTGCGATTTCATTGATGACATCGACTGCTCCTGTTGTTCTTGTTGTTCCCCTTGCTGTTTATTCTTAGCTTTAATGTGTTCCGACAGATTCTTTACGTAATACCAATACTCGTAGTAATACATGTTTTCGATTTCTGAAGGTTGCATTCTAAGATGAATACCCAGATAGAACTTAGTCTTAAAGTAATTCTCCAGCGAGATCTGAAATAATGAAAAGACTTTTGATGCCACCTGGGAAGTCAAGAGGGGCTTTCACCGTCTCTCCATCAAAGGTAGTTTCTAATTCGGTTTGTACACCGATTTTCATTCTCTCAGCTAGCCTATAGACAACCATAAACTTTTTTTCATCCCAACCCTTATATTCCATTTCTAATTGGAAAATCTTTTGTAAATTTAAACCTCTCCAATCCGATTGCAAATAGGGTAATACTTGAATAAATGCTTTATCAAACTCTTGTTCTTTTTCTTGTCTATCTTTAAGATATGCTGTAATCTCTTGCATGATACCAATTGTAGGTGGTTTCATATTTACAGTTCCTGCAGATTTAGTCTTAATAATATAAGTTCTAGCTTTAGAATCATAATAATCTTCAATTTGTTCATCTATAATAGATGGTACTAAATTCTTTACTGATAATTCTATATCTACAGTTTTCTTAGATTTTGCAGTTTTACCTTTAAGCATTAATTTATTTTCAGGCTCTGGAAAAGAAAGATCTCTAATAGAAAGTAATAAAACAATTCTATCTTCTTCTAAAATGTCTTTATACGACATTCTCTTCTCGCCCGTTCTAAATTGAGAACAAGATTCTACAATAGAATTTAACTTTTCTTCCATATCGATATAGTTATTCTCATCCATAGTAGAAAAATGTCTAATCTCTGCAGCTTTAGCAGATCTAATTTTAATTACACAATCCTCTGGATAAAATTTACCCTTAGATGGTAATGTAGTTAAATCTAATACATGCCACCCTAAGATGTCATCAGATGGTCTAGCTTTTTCTGGACCGAAATTATCCATATTAACTTTACCTAATCCAGTGTTCTCAATAGCTTCAACCATTGTTTCTGCTTCATCAGTTGTAGTAACGCGGGGCTGATTTCTTTCTTTTGCATCTAAAGCTCTAGCCATTGCTTCTTCTTTTTCCTGATCTTTTTTGTTAATTTTTTCGCTCATGTTATTTTTCTTTTAGGTTTTTAAGATTTTGTTTAATTATTGATTTTTGTTCAATACTTTTTTTAGATAATTCATCTTGTATTAGATTTCTAATAAAAGCACTAACAGAAATAGGTCTTTGTTCAGTTTCTAGGGCTTCATTTAAAATAACCCTATTGACCTCTCGGACCTCCTCTTCAGTTAAAAGTACCTGAAGTTTTTTTGTTAATTTATCACTCATAATCTGTTATTATTGGATTATTATATTATGTTTTGTTTTTTTAAAAAAAGGGGGATGAAAACATCCTCCTTTTTTAATTTAGTTAATAATTATTAATTTAACTCTTCAGCGTAAACATCAGATCTCCATGTAACTTCTAGAGTCTGCACATCTGCAGTTTCGTAGTTTAGTTCACCTGTAAAACCTAAGCCTGAAGTAATGAAACAATCATCAAGTGTTACTTTTCTATAAATATCACCCTCTCTATTAAACTGTACGATTACAATTGTACCTACATAGTTCTTTTTAAGACCTAATTCGCCAGTCTCAGGGTTATACTGAGATCTATACCATTGTCTTAAAGACTTGTAAAGGTATGCTTGATTTGAATCGTTTAAGTTTAGTGAAAAATTCACTGTTACATCGATTGCTGTTCCATCAGGCATTCCAGCGTAAGATCTAGTTGAGAACTTATACTTTTGCTCGATAGCAGCAACCTCTCTATGAAGAGCTTCCAAACCTGTAATTGAATTAATGTGTTGTAAGAACAGTTCCTGTCCAGCAACGCCATCCGGTGGTAAAATTGTTACCTCGAATAGGTTAACCTGTACTGGCTCAAAGTTCTTGCCTTTCTTACTAGTTTGGTCTTCTGAATAATGTGGTAAAGCCATATCGTTTATTTTATATTTATTTTATATATTCTCTTTTTTTACGCAAAGTTTCCTGATGCAATTTCACCTGTATTAAGTACAGTTACTCTCGATACTAGAATCTCTAATCCTTTAACTGGTTCAACAAACGTATCTAAAATACCCATGTTATTATCAATAACGTCTGTAGTGTTGTTAGAAGAATCCATGATGTTTCTGTAATCATATACACCACCATCTTTCTTCACTGACTCCATAAAGTTATCTGCTAAAGTTTTAATTTCTAATCTAGTCTGAGCATTATTAAACTCAAATAGGTAGTTTTTAAGAATTTCTGCTAATCCATCTTCAATGTATATAAGAGCTTCTCTTACATGTGCTGAAGAAAGTGCTGATTGAATTCCTTGCTGTGCAGTCTTGTTTCCTTTAATTGTTAAACCTACGCCTCTTTCGAATACGATTGGGTTATATCCAAATGGTTCAAGTACATCTCTATCATTCTTATCAAATGCAAATTCTAATGATTGTACTCCAGTTCCACCAACAACACCTCTTCTTGGACCTGCAATGATTGACCATGGCAGAGCGTCAGAGAATTTATCGATATAGTTATTTGAAATATAAGCCGCTGGTGGAATCACCTTAGTCTTACCGTTTTCAATAACATTTAAACCTGGACCGTAATAGAATCCGTAAGTTGCTCCTTCGTTAATTGAAGGTAAAGTGTATAATGCACTTGGGTTTAAGTTTAAGTTACCACCCGTTGCAACGTTGTTAACATCAAATGCTCCAGTTAATTCATTTAAGAATGATGGATTAGTTGAAGCTTTTAATTCTTTAATCATTGGTGCGTTAAGAATAGCAGAAGCGTTTTGTCTTTCTTTACATAAGAAAGTTAATTCTTCTTTATTTAATATTCCACCTGCTTCTAAAGAACCAAACGTATCAATAACATATCTAAATGTAATGTTATCTTTATCAATTAATGCATTACCTAAACCTGTTCCTGGCTTAATAGCTGATAATAATTCTGCAATTGTCTTGTCAGTTTGTGTCGCTCCATCTAAAGCAAACATTTTATATACACCTGCAGCATCTTCATATCTCTTAAGTGCGTAACCTGGTCTTGAAGAAACTGGTCTATGTGTTGTAAATATGTATTTAGTTGTATTACCATCTACTTGTTTAACAATCTTTAAAATTCTAGAAAGTTTTTGGTCATCACCTGGAACATACATACCTACTTTAGCATCTAATGTCATTACGCCATCTTCAACTGTTCCAAAATCATCTACTCCAGTTTTAGAGAATGTAAATACACCTGCTGTATTATCATCCCAATTCCATCCATCTGCTAATGTTTTAAACATTACAGCTCTAGAGTTAGGATCTAAAGTTGCTACATCAAAATTAGTAGAAACTGCTGATACATTAACTGCTAATTCAGTAATCATAGGATTATCTCCATAAGAAGTATTAAATCCAGTAGAACCTGAAGGAGAAATCTCCACAGTATAACCTGGATGGTCTGTATTAGTATATGTAGTATCGATATTTCCAACCTTTACATATTCACCGTTATTTACACTAGATAAATAAGTTCCATTTAAACCTAGATCTCCATATAAATTTGGTACAGCTGTTAATAAAATATTACCATTTACAACTTTAATACCTGTTGAACCTGCAAATGTAGCAGGAGCTCCAGCTTCAAATTCTTCATAAGATTTACTAATAGCACCCTCACATTCTATAGTTACACCTCCACCTGGTATATCTTGTATTCCAGCTTCTTTAATTTGTGTAAATTCACCTGCACTTGCAGAAAGTAAGAATTTTCCAGGTGAAACAATATTACTAGCATTTAAATTTGCAGCAGTTAAATTAACACCACCCGAAACAATTAATTTTTTATTATCGGACGGGTCTAATAATGCTTTAGCTCCAAATGCAGTTAAATCATTAATTGATGTTGTAGCAACCTGTTCTACTCTATGAGTAAGTACTTCGTAGTCTTGGTAAATGTTAAATCCATTACCTACTAAATCAATTGAACTTAATTCATCTTCTTGAATTGCACAGAATAAACCTGTTCTTCTAGCTTCAAGATTAACTAAAGTTTCAATGTATAATTGTCTTCCTTCATTATCTTGGAATTCTGGAATTAATGAACCAGTATATTGTGCTAATAAAGTTACTTCTCTTAAACCTGCAAATTTTGCAAAATCAGATTTAAATAATCCTTTTTCATTAAAGAATGCTCCGTAAGTCGGATCGTTATTTAATAAAGCTGGATCGAACTTTCCTTTAAATATGAAAACATCTACCATGTAATCAGATACGTATTCTGTATTATCAATACCTTCTGGAACGTTTCCTTCACCGTACCATTCTCTTGCTTGTACTTCAAATCCTCTAACATCAGAAGCTTGTCTGATAATAACTGTAATAGGATCTTGTTTAATATTTACAAATGAGATAGCGTGGTTATCGTCTTGATCTGCAGCAGATAATAATTTTGAATCTGAAGGAGTCCAGAACTTATCTGTGTCAAATACATCACTGTACTTCTTTAATACTCTATTTTGATCTAAATTATCTTTAGGTACAGACTGTAGACCTTCTAATGATGAATTAGTAGCTGGTGAAAATAAAGCTACTTTATCGTCATCGTCAGATGATGTCATATTAAGAGCCAAAATTGGACCTCTTGATAAACATTCAATTGCTGATCTGTGGAAAAACATATTTTTCTTTTCTAGTGACTTATCAATACCACCGAATACCTGAGTAAATTGTTCTATATCTTGGATAAGAACTGGAGTGTTGTAAGGACCCTTTAAAGATCTACCTACAACTAATCTAATTGTTTCCGCAGGAATATTTACGGTCTGTGACTTGTCAAACTCTAAACGATATACGCCTGAGCTTTTGAACTGTAATAAATTGGGACTTAATGCCATAGTTGTTCGTTTTTATTTTTTAATTCTTTTATTATATATCCCTATGCTTTTGTAAATTTATTTCAATAGGTCATAAATATCATATTGTAAATCTCCAGCCTGATCATTATCTTTAAATAGTATACTTTCCATCTCATCATGAAGATCAGGATCTATAAAATCCAAGAGCTCTTCTACAAAATCTGCATAGTCTGTTGTGTTAAAAAATTCTGTCGCAGTAATGCATGTCATGATGACATCATCGTTCCCCATTTGTGCCCCATAGCTTCCATTTGGTAAAGTACCAAAAAGACTTGCTTCGGTTACTGTAACTTCATCCGTTAAATCTAATCTATTTATCTTATATAATTTTGCAAAGTTCTGGCAAAAGATAGCTTTATTGTCAGATTTTAGTTTGATTCCTGGTTTAATAGTTTTTGCATCATGTCGATGTTTAAATTTAACTATCATTTCATCATCAAAATCATTTCTCTGTGGAAAAATACTTCTTAGATACTGAAATAAAACAGTACCATAAGTATTATACTCTACAATCATTTTTACGTTTTCAGAGTTAAATACGTCTACTGCTAAAGTATAAAGTACCTTTGCAAAATCTTCTATAACATGTTCGTTTGATTTAAACCTGCATACTTGTGTAAATTTAAAGAAATCATACATTGCACCTGGGCTAACAATAGACTTTATTTCTGCTTCGCTCATAGGATCTACCCTAAAGACATTAATAACAGATGAATCACCACCATTACCTTCTGCAATGTCTACTGAGAATACCCAAAAGTTTTCTTTATCTCCACATGTATCAATATCAAATTCTGGGTCCCATTCTAAGAAACCTTTTGTATCAATAGAAATATAATCAAACTCATCAAAGTCATGGTAGACATAGGGCTTCATTCTCTTTCTCATCTTCTTCATATCGACTGGGTCTAATAAGAGGTTGGATGAGCTAACGAATTCATTTCCATACTGTTTATTAAATGCTTCAATTGAACCTAAGTTTGCTAATTCTCTATCATACCAAGCTTCATCTCTATCTGGGTGTTGCCACCAGTCAATTCTTGTCGCTAGATATTCATTATCACCTCGATCTGCCGCAGCATAGATTTGATAGAACTTATTAAATCCGTTTGGCGTAGATGTAATTGTTATTCTTGAGACTTTC